CTTTGAGTATCCATTGGTTGGGGATCGCAAGACTGGTCTGTGGGAATAGCCGGTCGGCTGTAAGAACTCGGGACTTTATAATTGGCTCATCAACCACGACGGAAGGACCAAATCATGAAGTACATCAAATTCGGAATTCAAGTCGCACGCAAGGCCGGAATCCGCGCGGGCATCAAGAACGCACGTGCCTACCGCCACTGGTCAAAGAACACCAGGTGGTGAGAACTGGGGAAAGTATAATTAACTCATCACCACGACGGAAGGACGAAAGCATGAAGCCATCAACCAGAGCACACGAAGTCTACGATCAGTCGCGAAAACTCATCGTCTTCGGTGGGAACAAGACGAAGTGCAATCAGTACTGGGCTAACCAGGCGCCACAGGCGCGCCAAAACCTTATCGTCCGGGTCGCCGGGCGATAGGGGGTTGGCCCTTAGAACTAAAGAAAGTATTATGTCTATACCAGCAACAAGAGGAGACAGAGCGTGGAATCACAGACAATGAACCAATGTGTTGAATGCGGGCGAGTGTTTGACTTGACAAACGAGCAAGATGCGGCTGAAGCAGTCTATGGTCATGACTGCGAGTCGTGAACTCGAGAATGTAAAGTAATGGCATGACAACTGAACAAGTAACCAGTAGAGAAGACCTCATCAAGTACGCAATGAACCTAATTGGGTTCACGCGGGAACAAGCCGTCGAGTACGTTATGGAGCGGATGTTCAATGGAAAGTCGCATCAGCAGGCAGTAAACGAGCTTCGAGAGAAAGGCCTGATCCCTTGAAATAAAGGGTTGCAGGTAGTTAGAGTACTTTCTAAGGAAAGTATATTAGATCCAGACGCGGTGGTTGGTCACAAAAATGGCAAGACTGCCCGGTATTATGTAATTCTCAACAACAGGGAGAGATCATGGAAATTCATATTGACTTATACAATTCACTTACCGCGGTCGCATGGGCGATTGTTGTCTTTTTGATTGCGGGTATCTCAATGACTCGAGGCCGTAAGTGATTACGTTTCTAGCACTCGTTGCGGTAGTCCAAGCCTTCATGGCACTCTGCCTCGCTACAATGAGCTACAGCGCGTCTCAAGAAGCGTTGGTTGTAGCCCGGCGAGATCTACGTAGAGACTTGGCGTGGGCTAACCTAATGGACACTGTGCAGGTCGGTCGTGACGATATAGATATGTTGCGGTCAAAGCGCAATCATCCGGCTTCAGGTAATTTCTAAGGAAAGTAAGATAATGGCGCGGGTCAACAGGTGGCTCGTTTCTAACGACAAAGGACACAAGCATGGGAATGGACGTTTTTGGCAATGAGCCAAAATCTGAAAATGGCGAGTACTTTCGTAACAATGTCTGGTGGTGGCGCCCACTTTGGGACTACTGCACTGTAATTGCAGAAGATCTTGTTGCGGGCGTTGATGGCCACAGCAATGGAGGCGATGGGCTCGATGCGAAAGGTGCGGCAAAGTTAGCTGAACTTCTTCAAGAAGAAATTGCAACAGGCCGCACGTATATTTACGAAGCGATGTACCGCAACTTGATTGCGAGCAAGCCTCGTGAAGTTTGTACGTATTGCGAAGGCACAGGTATCCGAACAGATACGGTTGGCCAAGAAATGGGAATGCCAGAGCGAAAGCTTGATGATTCAATTGCGGTCATCGTCGGTCGTGAACGTGGCTGGTGCAATGGTTGCCAAGGTGAAGGACTTAGAGATCCGTTTGACGCAAACTATCCGTTTGACGTGGAAAACGTACAGAAGTTCGTCGAGTTCCTAAAGGACAGCGGCGGCTTCAAGATCTGTTGATCGCACCCATGCGAAGCTGCCAGTCGAGACGATAACCCTGTACCGCGATGCGGGTCGTCCCGGGCTGGCAGCTCATAGGTAGATCAAACTCAAGACAGTAATATACATGGGAGGCGAAATGACAGTACGGATAGTTGACATTGGAATTTGGCGAGCACAGGCAGCGTGTATCGGACATGGCGATTTGTTCTTTGAAGATCGCATGCGGACAGTTGTCAATAAGGCAAAACGGATCTGTGACAAGTGCGCGGTAAAGCAAGAGTGCTTGGACTACGCCCTACTCAATAATGAAGAAGGAGTGTGGGGAGGACTCACAGCTAACGAACGTCGCAAGGTCAAGCGGATCGCCAAAAAGGCAGGCTTGGCTAAATGACGCACCAAGCGCTTACCATAGTATATAGTAACTATTCCCAAAAGGCCAAAGGACTACTATGAGCGAACGAGAGCCAAAATCTAAGTACACTTGGAAATGTCCAGATTGCGGTATGAAGGTTGTATTGTACGTGCGGGCTTCAGAGCCGCCGACATGCCAAAATCCAGAAAAGCATACAAGCAAGGTTGTATCAATGGAACAGGTCAAGAAATGAAAAGACTTACAGCTGCTATCTTTGCGGTCATTACTGCAGGATATGGCTACGTCTACTGGGATCGCAACAGGAAGCGAAAGAAGCCAGCGCCGTTGCTCGGTGTCGTAAAGCCGAAAAAAGAAATGTATGAGTAGATCACGAAACTCTCAAAAGTAAGTGGTATAGTACTCACCAATGACGAAGGAGAACAGATCTTGAGTAACGATAAACTACTCAACGAAGCGGCTGCGCGTATAGCAACGTCGCGGTTAACTCTGCAACTTATCGCAGAAGACATAGACACAATCAAAACAGCAAGTACACAACGAAGGAGCACAATTATGTCCACCGAACTGACAGCCCAGCGTGCGGGTGAACTGTACGCATCAGGCCAGAGCGTCATCGAAGTTGCACGAGAGTACAGCATGACCTACGCTCAGGTCCGTAAGCTCATCGGCGCAAGCGGTACACCAATCCGTAACGCATCTGATCGTCTCAAGGGTCGTACCCGTAAGGCTGATCGCGCCTAATATGCCTACCTGGTTCTCGCAATTGCGAAACCTCGTATGGACTGCCGTACTCGCGGTGGTTTCAGGGATCGTCGCCCTGGCCACCGCGGTATTAGGCGGCAGCATTGAGTTGATCGCAGGCTTTGGGGTTCTTGGCCTTATCTTTGCGGTCTTAGCCCAGAAATCGTAAAATTCTAAGGAATGTATAGTAATACCGGTAACGGTAAAGGAGTCCAGTATGGCAGAGCCACTCGCATATAAAATTACAGCGGTAAACGTACAAGGCGAAGAGATCTCTGTCTACGTCAGCAAAGGACTTCGCCGTGAGACAGTTAAGTCAATGAATGAGGAATACGGTAACTGTGAAGTTATTGCAGTTGATCCAGAAGATCTACCTGAAGGCCTTATCTACGACAACGAAACAGAAGACTAATAATCGGAGGTTCGCACCAAACGACAAAATGACAAGGAGACAAATATGTGGGTATTCTCACAAGATGGTTTTATTAGTGCGGTAGACAATGGCGTCAAGCCTGGATACCTTGCGGTACGAGCTCGTGACAGGCAGTCACTTGTACCTCTCAGCGAAACGGCTGAGGCAGAAATTGAGTTCACGCCTAATCGTGACTACCAGTACCGTGTTTATGTAACGCGGGCAATGTTCCAAGATTTCATGAATCTTTCAATTGAAACTCTTGATTATGGAAACTTCAAAGATCGCTTGAAAGTATCGCGCGGTAAAAACTTTGCTCATGCAGCTGGAAGCGTCTGGGCAACGATGCACGATGTCGCAGATGCTGAATACAACGAGTGGTATGCAGACCAATATTCAGCACGTACCCGCGGGTAACGTACTTGGCAGGTAAGCATGAGTGCGCGTTTTGTGACGAGCTCTTCGAGACGATCACACAACACATGATTCATGTTATGCGCAATCACGACGTTAGCTATCGTCGGCATGCAGATCTTCCATTAAGGCCGATCTCATGCCGAGGCTGTACTAAGCCTGTAAAGCCAGGTATATTTGAATGCGGTTCATGTGGTCTCAAATATGCACCAAGCTACTGGGACCACAATACGCCTAACAGAAATTAGATCTCGGGACTGTAAAGTAGTCTCGTACAACCGATCACGAAAGGATCAATCATGGCAATCAAGAAAAAGCACACTAAAGATCTTGAGGCAATTCAATCTCGTATTGCGGTTCTTGGGTATGAAATCCAGACTCGTAAAGAAGAACTTGAAGAGCTCGCCAACCATTTAGCCGACTTTGAGTTGTCACTTTCAGTTGAAATTCGTGCACTCAAAGATATCCACGGTATCGTCGCAAGCGGTTGGAATATCTAAGTATCGTCACGCGGTAACAGGCGCTACCTGGTATCGTAAAGACAATGACGACTATCATCGCGGTTCAAGGTCCGACCTGGGCTGTAGTTGGATTTGATTCAAAGGTTACCGAAGAAGGTGGACGTTCATACACGTTGGGTCGTGGCTCAGCGAAGGTAATGAAAAATGGTCAATACCTTCTTGGTGCAGCCGGTGACGTGCGGGCAATCAATATTCTTGCTTATGCATTCTCGCCACCTAGCGCGGGTGATCTAACTGGGATCCGCCTAGATAGGTTCATGACGAGTAAGTTCATACCAGCACTACGTCAATGTTTTGAAGATCATGGGTACGTCGCAAAAGAGCATAAGGAGCAAGCGGTTCACGGTTCTACCGTTCTTGCGATGATCAATGGTCAAATTTACGAAATAGGCGAGGACTACGCCTGGGTGCGGGACACTACAGGAATCTACTCGTTCGGTTCTGGCGGTGACTATGCGCTTGCTGCGATGTACGCAAAGTGGGGAGACTCACTCAACGAGCTAAGCCTTGCGGACACTCAGAAGCTCGTTCGTGAAGCGCTACATATTGCTGGTAAGCTCGATGCTGGGTCAGGCGCGCCATTTCACGTGCTGCACCAGACAGTGAAACCAGCAATACGTAAGAAACCGAAGGCAACTACGAACTGAGGATCGTACAATTAACTTAGGCGGAAAGACAACAGGAGATGAAATGACAAAGGTACTTGAAAAAGTGATGTATGTGGTATTCGGAGCTGTTATCGCCGCGAGCTTCGTGATCTGGAAAAAAATGGATACGCAGTTCAACGCGTACACGTGCAACACCGATCCAGTCATCGTTCAAGAAGGCGACTCGATGTACGAAATCGCAATATCAAATTGCTCAGGAAATATCAACAATGCGGTTGATGACTTAGTTCTAGAGTACGGTTTCACAGAAATCTATCCAGGGCAAGAGCTTTGGCTACCAAGTAGGCCCTAGGAGGCACATACATGAATAAGTACGTAAAGACGCTTGCATTAGTTTTAGGGCTTATATCTCCAGTAGCTGCGGTTACATCAAAAGCACACGCCACGCAGGCGGTTGCGGTGTACGTCGTGGACACAGGGGTTAGGTCTGATCACACGCTTTTGTCTGGCAGCGTTGGTTCAGGGTTTTCAAATGTCAACGACGCGCTAGGCACAGGCGACTGCAGTGGACATGGGACGCACGTAGCGGGCGTAATCAAGTCCGTAGCATCAAACGTTGTAATTATTCCAGTAAGAACATTTGACTGCGGTGCTTTCGCATGGACGTCAAGTATCGTTGCGGGTATTGACTGGGCCATTGCGCACCACCAGCAGGGTACACCTGCGGTAATGAATTTAAGTATAAGTGGGCAGATGTCCAACTCGCTTAATGCTGCAGTGTCAAGGGCTATAGCCGATGGCATAACAGTTGTCGCGGCAGCAGGTAACAATTCAAAAGACTCATGCGGGTACTCGCCAGGATCTGCGCCAGATGCGATAACAGTAGGCGCGGTTGAATTGAATGCAACTAAATGGACGTATTCAAACTATGGCGCATGCGTTGATGTATTCGCACCGGGTGTATCAATAACATCCGCGTGGTACACGTCACCTACTAGTACTAAAGTACTAAAAGGAACGTCACAGGCCGCACCGTTTGTGTCTGGACTTGCGGCAACGATGCTTTTAAGTAATCCAGATATGACGCCAGCGGCAGTTGCGTCTGCGGTTATCAACTCAGCAGCAAAAGCTGTCGTAGGCGACGCGGGGGCGCTAAGCACTACGCGGATTGTTGATCCACTTTCATTGGTAGTCATATCCGCAACGTCAAGCACAACAGTACCAGTGACAACGACAACGACAGTACCAGTGACAACGACAACGACAGTACCAGTGACAACGACAACGACAGTGCCAGTGACAACGACAACGACAACGACAGTGCCAGCGACAACGACAGTGCCAGCGACAACGACAGTGCCAGCGACAACGACAGTGCCAGCGACAACGACAACAGTACCAGCAACAACGTCAACTACTACCACAACCATTGCGCCTACGCTACGCACGTACTCATTTAATGTCCCACCGAAAATCCTACGGATAAAGGGTCGCTACGTGTACAGGGTGTGGCTCAGCGAGCCAGGTAAGCCAAAAAAGATAATTGCGGCCGAGTATTTGAAAGGTACTCAAGTGTTCGTAACGCCGACAAGCCCGCTTCCTGTAAACGCCGCATTGCATGTAACTTACCTACTGGTTGGGTGATGTCTGCCAGTAGCTGGTCGTAAAACAAAGTAACTGCGGACGATACAATAGCTACTACCAACAAAGAACAATTAAGGCAGCTATGAATAATCCAGAATACCTAAGAATACCAGGCGGTGCCACTGCACCAGAGGACGACCGTCGTGAGCTTCGACGTGTCGCAAAAATGGATGCGGGTGCTAATGAAAGATACCTACGTTCGTTACTGGGTGACGATGAATACGAGGCATGGGATAACGATTAACCCACACTGCGTCTGACGCGGTATACAATTAGCACATGGGTAAAAGCGTAATGGAGCAGATTGCGATGCTCCCTGTTGAACAGCAACGTGCGGTGCTTGAAGGCCTTAACATGGAGCAGTTGATATGGGACTGGAAAGCGTGGGCTCGACCAGAGCAGTTACCACCTGCGGGTGATGACTGGGCGATATGGATGTACCTAGCTGGTCGTGGTGCTGGCAAGACACGAGCCGCCGCTGAGTGGGTTCGTGATATGGCAAAGCGAACTGACAAAGGCCAATTGCGGTTTGCACTTGTTGCTCGTACCGCTGCTGACGTTCGTGACGTTATCGTTGAGGGTGAGTCAGGCATTATCAACGTGTCACCACCAAGTGAGCGTCCACTATACGAACCATCAAAGCGCCGACTAACCTGGCCAAATGGTAATACGGCTACATGCTTTACTGCTGACGAACCAGATGGTTTACGCGGTCCTCAATTTCATTACGCTTGGGCAGACGAAATTGCTGCATGGCGACAGTCGCCTGACGCTGCGGGTATGACATCGTGGGACAACTTACGAGTTGGAACGCGACTTGGCAGCTCGCCACAGATCATCTGTACAACGACCCCAAAAAGAGTTCCTGTTTTATACGCGCTAATTAATGAAGCTGAGAAAACTGGTCGTGTTGTTATTTCAAAAGGTTCAACGATGGACAATGCGGGTAACCTATCTGAAACCTATCTTGACGCAATCACAGGCGTATATGCGGGTACTCGTCTGGCCGCGCAAGAACTCTATGGTGAAATGCTAAGCGACGTTGAAGGTGCTCTTTGGACAATCGAGTTAATTGAGAGAAGTCGTCAAGACGTATTTCCAGTAGGCGCCCCACTTCGTGTAGTTGGTGTTGACCCATCAGTCGCTGAGAACCCACGTGACGAATGCGGGATCGTCGTATGCGCGTCAACAGCAGATCACGATTTGTACAAGCGTCAAGCCTGGGTAATGGAAGACGCAACAATTCATGGTTCACCAGAGGTATGGGCAAATACGGTTGTCGCAATGGCACGTAAGTATGGTTGTCCTGTCGTGGCTGAAGTTAACCAAGGCGGCGCACTTGTTCGCAATGCGATTAACGCAATTGATCCTAACATTAAAGTCCTTGAAGTTCACTCAAAATACGGTAAAGCGTTGCGGGCAGAACCAGTTACGTTGGCTTACGAGCAAGGCCGCGTGCACCATATCAACTACCTCGCGGACCTTGAATCCCAAATGTGCGCGTGGATTCCGGGCGAAGGCAAGTCGCCAGACAGAGTTGACGCGCTCGTTCATGCGCTGACTGCGCTAATGATCAAGCCACCAAGTGGTTTCGTAGGTGGTACAATTACTGCAAGATCGCATGCGGGTAGACGTATGCCAGCGTGGCGCGGTAACGGCGGGGCGACTGGCGGCAGTGGACGCGGTGGTCGTGTATTCAATCCAAATCGTTAGAAGTAACAACGAAAGCGAGTAAGAAAAATGAGCGATGAAGTAACGAACGAGATCGTTGAGGAAGTTGTCGAAGCGCAAGTAGTCGCTGTTGAAGAAACACCTGAACCAGTTGTCGTTGTCGAAGAACCAGTTGCGGTCATTGAAGAACCAGCCGTTGAAAAGAAAGCCGAACGCGGTGGAACGCCATCGCCTGTTCGTCACGTCGTAAGCGGCAATGACACTGACGACGTCTATTTAGATAAGTGCGTGTATAAGAATACGTTCGCTCGTAAGTCGTTAACTATCCACCATGTCCAGCGCCGACTCGTCGAGTTGGGGTATCGCGATGCGGGTAGTGATAAAGATGGCTGGTATGGCGACCTGACTCAGATGTCAATTGCCGCCTTCCAAAAAGATCGCTCGTTTGCGGGTGAAGGTTGTATGAACTCAGAGACGTTCGTCGCTCTCTTTGATGGCGACCAGAACGTAACTGTTCACGTCGCATAGTCGTATATGCGGGTGGTCGTAGACGACCATTGACGTAGTAGTCTTATTTGGTATCGCCGCTTGCGGGTACGCCTTGTACGTCGTGCGCGGGTGATTGAAGGCGTGTCCGCTTGCGCGGGTAGTTGAAGGCCACCTCAGTACTCACCCTACCTGCCATGGCCACTCGTCTACGCACGTCGCTAATACGGCAGGCGCCTCTGTCGTGGTTACTTTTGATATGCGGGTACGCTTGTGTCGTGCAGGTACCATACGGGTAGCCTATACACGTATGCGGGCGGATGGTACATACATGCGGGCCACGTTATACAGCAAAAAAGCGGGGGCTTTCGCCCCCGCTGTTCGCTTTTAGTATTTCAGATGACCCAACCAGTAGCAACGATCCCGTGGTCATTCTTCAGGCCATTGATATCTACATTGATTGAAAGTTCAAAATCGGCGAGGTGGTTGGCAAGTTCCTCGAGCTCCAACTTTCGCTGGGCGATCTCGTAACTCAAAACCGAGATTCTTGCTTGGACTGCCTCTAGATTCTTCGTGTGCTTTTTATTTACTTTCATGGTATTGTCCTTTCGTCGTATCAGGCGATTACCTGATGATATCAATATACCAAACTTTTAGCACAATAGCAAGTCACCTGTAAATATTCTTCTCATATATCAGTGAACTACTTTTGGCTGGCCTGTGCTCACCAATCTTGATAATAGACCTATCAACCTTGACCATCGCCATCTCGCTCACCAAAAGGGCGCAACAACGACCACAACAAAGGCACAACACGACGTCAGCAGAGTCTTTACCAAAGTCTCGCACACGTATATATGTACCACAAACACGTGCTTGGGAACGATTTGACGCACGCCGTAGACTAACGACAGCCGTCTTTCAGGCCAAAATCAACTACTATAATGTACTATTCGTCCTCTTGTACAGAAGTCGCAAGTTCGTCTAACCTTAATGTACATCTCGTACATAAATGTTCCGCTGCGCCGACGTGCAGTGTACGAGTGATACGATGCCAGAGATGAAGCTTCCAGATGATGAGGTTAAGGTTTTGGTTTCTTGTTCGGGCGATCCCCTACGTGCACGTGTCCGCGCGCTTCGTGAGGCAGGCTGGACGCTCGCGGCAATTGCCGACGCGTGGACGCCGCCCAAGCAACGCTCGTCAATCCGTGCCCTTTCCCAACAACCAACCAAATCCCCCCTCCCAATAGTCCCCTCTCCTCCTTCTTCCTCTCCTCATTCTTCAACGCTAGGCGCAGCGGAAAAATCACGTTCAACTTCTACCCGTCACTCCCGCGCCCGTCGCTTTTACAATCCGTCATCGCCAAAGATCTCGAAGGACGATGCAAGAACGATCTCACGATTAGCACCCCTTGCTCGCCGCTACCGCGCCCGCGCTAATCCGAACGGCGCATACGCACAGGCAAATGAAGAGCTTACGCAGCTCTGCATTTCGCTCTACCGTTCTGGCGCCTCGGTACTCGAGCTTGCCTCCGCGGCAAATGTTACATACAGGGCAATGGCCAGAAGAATTGGAGTTGGAAAATGAATGTCATCTTTGATCTATTCCCGGCGAGAGTAGTTGTTTGCCCAGAGGGGTTATCTATACAAGACCCGAGCACTTTTTCTTGGCCAGACGCCATTCACGTACCGCACTCTCGGCGCGTTGAGGCGGTCCGCGTAGTACTAACTCAACAGACTGTAATGATCGCTGGAGACAGTAATTCTGGCCCCGTTTTGATCTTTCAGGAGAAATACGATCCAGCGACTCTTGTCAAAACAAAGAAGCGCGCTACGTTGACAACGGTCACCGGGAAGTTTTTAGCTATAGATAAGGACGAAAATTGTGGCTGTGGAAGCCGTTTACGAACCTGGAACCCCACACGAACGATGTACTCAACGAAGGATCCAATTGAATGAACATCAACGTACTTGAACTTGTCATCTTGTCGCTGGCCGCGTATCGCATTGTACGGCTGATCACGACCGATCACATTCTTAATCCAATCCGTGAATGGATTTGGAAATGGTCAAAGCCAGAAAGAATTGGCCTGGGATATTTGATCACGTGCGAATGGTGCATGGGACTTTGGGTCGCATCAGGCCTTGTAGGTATGTATACAATAGCTACTGAAACAACCGTTGTCGTATCTTGCATATTTGCAATATCGGCAGTGGTTGGATTACTCTACCGCATTGACTGAGTTTTTGTTAATTCCGTAGCAAACGAACGAGGAGACAACAAATAGTGGCTGTTTTTCGCAAAAGTATTGCACCGACACGTCGTACAACGACACCGCCTACGCGCCTTGTTGCTCCATCTGGTTATTCGTTTGCAGAGGCCGCACCGTTTTCTGCTCCGCGCGGACTAACTGCAGCAGCAGTCCAAGTTAGACTTAACGACAAAACAGAAGCAGAACATTTCCGCGCTCGTCGCCAAGCAACATCAAGTGCATGGCAGGGTGAAGCTTGGGAATACTACGATGCGATTGGAGAGATCAAGTATGCTTTTAACCTTGTTGCTTCTGTTGTTAGTCGCATACGTTTATACGCGGCTGTCGTCGAGAACCCAGCAGAAGCACCTGTATCGGTCCGTTCGTCGTCGGTCGTCGATGCACGACTTGCGGCAGCAGCAGAACGCGCACTCTCACGACTCGACTCAGCATACGGTGGACAAGCGGGACTTCTCCGAGATGCCGCGCTCAACCTTAGCGTAGCAGGTGAGTGCTTCTTAGTTCAGATGCCAGCGCGTCCAGGAACTGGAATTCCAGAGTCGTGGGACATTCGTTCAATTGACGAAGTTCAAGTTGACTCAAAGAACAAATACGGAATTATCTCGCGCCGTGACATCTTGATGGGTGGCCAATCAATTGGCGGAAAGACTGGCACTGGCATCACTGCACTTCCAGCGTCTGCTTTCGTTGGTCGTATCTGGCGAGCACATCCACGCTTTTCTGAAGAGGCTGATTCTTCACTACGAGGAATGCTTGACATGTGCGCAGAGCTTTTGTTGCTCAACCGCACGTTTCGTTCAACGGCGCGTTCGCGTTTGAATGCTGGTGCACTGTACCTTCCAGACGGCTTGAGCGTTGCAGCAACTCCAGATCCAAACTATCCATTTGATGAAGTTGGCGATCTCAATCCAGCGTTCAATCCTGAAGAGGCAGCTGACGAATTTGAAGATCAACTTATCGATGCGATGACAACGCCGATCCGCGACGAGGACTCTGCATCTGCAGTCGTGCCTTTGATTATTCGTGGACCTGCTGAACTTGGTGACAAGATCAAGCAGTTCAAGTTTGAACGCAGCTTTGACCCAGCACTTGCGCAACGCGCCGACCGCGTGCTCGAGCGTATCTTGCAAGGTCTCGATGTTCCAAAAGATGTTGTCACAGGCCTCGCAAACGTAAAGTACAGCAACGCACTTCAAATTGATGAGGCACTTTACAAGGCGCACATTGAGCCATTGATGTTGCTTATCGCTGATGCGCTAACAGTTGTCTACCTGCGCCCATACCTCATGGCGAATGGTTTTGAACCTGCAGACGTAGAGCGTATGACAATTTGGTACGACCCATCGCAGGTTGCAACGCGTAACGACCGCGCGATGGACGCTGACAGTGGATTTGACCGCATGGCAGTAAGCTTTGATACATGGCGCCGTGCGCATGGATTCTCTGAAGCCGATGCACCAACGCCGACAGAAATGGCACTACGAATTCTTATGGAGAAAGGCGCGATTACTCCAGAGCTTACTGAAGCAATGCTCGCAGCAGTTGCTCCAGAAGTTATTGAAGCAACACGCGCGGCACAGCAAGCGTCAAGCGTTGCACCAATTCCACCAGAGATTCAACAGATGCTTCAAGGTGGTCCACCGCCTTCTGAGCCAGTGCCAGCGCCTACAGCTGATACAACACCAGCAACAGCAGAAGAAAATGTAGCGCCAGTTGTATCTGGCCCAGTTGAAGAGACACCGACTTCAGAAGCGACAGAAGCAACACCAATTAGCATTACACCGGTTCAATAGCAAAAGAGAACACTATGATCATGAACAGTCCAAACCAGTCGCAAGAAGCTAATGCCAAGCTCGCAATGAGCCTCGGCCACTGCCTCGGTACCACATTTGCTTTTTACACAAAGGCAATAGGATTTCATTGGAATGTTAAAGGACAGGACTTCTCGGAGTTTCACGAACTCTTTGGCAAGATCTACGAAGACGCACAAGGTGCTGTTGATCCAATTGCTGAAAGCATTCTTAAGCTTGGCTACGACTCACCTGCGACGCTGTCATCGATGTCTTCATTCTCCAAAATCGGAAACATGGACAACGAAAGCATTGATGATCCAGTGCTGATGAGCGCAGATCTTCTTGAGGCAAACAATATTCTCAATGAATGCATTCTTGAGTCATTCAAACTTGCGTCAGAAGCAAATCAACAAGGAATTGCTGACCTGCTTGCTACACGAGATGATATGCATAAGAAGTGGGCGTGGCAGTTGCGCGCAATCACTGGAATGCAGACTGGTGGAAAGCTAGTCGCAACGCCAGCGCAAGAACAAGTTGAAGTATATGTCTATGAAGATGGCATGGACGACAGCTATGGAGACGACGACTCAGAGTATGATGATTTTGGATTTCTAGCAGCAGCCTCAAGGCCTGCGCCGAAGAAAGACAGAATCAAAGGATCAAAAAAGAATCCAAAAGGTTCTGCAGCCGGTGGCCGTAGCATTAAGTTTTCAGCTAAGACAGAAAAAGCTTTGATGAACAAAGTAAAAGAACATAATGAAGGCGCTAAGGCTGGTCGTAAAGCAACGCTTGCTCAGTTGAAGGCAGTGTATCGCAGAGGCGCTGGCGCGTTCTCAAGCTCGCATCGTCCTGGTAAGACTCGTGATCAGTGGGCGATGGCACGCGTAAATGCGTACTTGAAGCTGCTAAAGTCTGGCTCACCATCAAATCCAAACTACAAGCAAGACAACGACTTGCTGCCACAAGCACATCCGAAGTCAACAGCATCTATCACTGCTGCAGCACTTGCAGCAGATGAGCTATACGTCGAGCTTCGAGCACAAGACGAATATGAGACAACTGAGCACGCAATTACTGAATTTGCAGAGTATAGCGGTCTTGGTTATGAAGTAATTCCTGCTCTACGCGCAGCGTGGAAGCGTGGAGTTGACAACAACGAGAGCGGATTTGATCGCGCTCGTGAACTCGCAGTAATGACATACGACAGTGAAGATGCCGACCTGCTACCACAAGTTGAAAGCTAAATATGTCAAACAATAAAAAGCGCAGCGAACTGAGTAAGAGCCAACAGCTTAGTCTTTACTACAAAGTACAGAAGCTCGTTGAGCAAGTAAACAGCAGTGTACTTCCTGGACGTCAAGTTACGTTCGGTACGGCACTTGAAGTAGCCAATCGTGAAATTCGTAAGAACACAAACGGCACGGCCGAAGCTCGTGTGTACGCCGCATTGCGTGCTGTATCTTCGTTCGCGTCGCTTGCTACAAAGAATAAAGTTACCACTGCATCTTTGCAGAACTCAGACTTCTTATCAGTCGGCCATCCTCTTTCAACAAAGCTTCACAACATGGACGAGGCCGCGCTTCGCCACGCCCGTGCACAGTGGATTGCAGCAGACTCGCATATCGCTAGTGAAGCTGTACGTTCACTTGTAGCTTCGGCGCACTCACTTGAACCAGGTTCAATTGAGCGCAAGCATGCGTTCGCACGTCTTGCTGCGATGGGACCAGGTCTTGTTCCAATTACAGCAGCTGTTGACCTTGAACCAATCATCGCCGTACTTGGCCTTGGCCTTGGCGGTAACTCACGTGCCGCACGTTCCGCTCGCGCACGTTTGCAGCGCCGTGACCGCAAAGGACGATTTGCATTCCAGGGTGGAAGCTGGAACTTTAGTGTTCGCTTCCCAGACGGTTCTCATCGTGGAGTAACTGGAAAGGTTGTCGGCGCGTCTGGCGTTGATGACATTGAAGTTGATGTTCGTGACAACAAGTATGTTCCAAATGGAGTGTACGCGGTCCCTGCTTCTCGCGGTATTGCAGCAAAGGCCACTATCAGAAAGAGCGCGCTAAAGGGCCTACCTGACCGTGACGTAGAAGTTGATGCCGAGCAGCGCAAGTACTCAATTGACTCAAGCGCGCTCAAGCGCATGGAATCGCCGTCCGCTTGGAAAAAGATTCAAAGCGCTGATCCAGCTACAGTGTCATTTATGACAGATGACGGCTACCGTCTTGATGTTCCTGCAGATGCTAAAGGCGAGGCAGATTTCTCTGGTGTAAATCGTGCCACACTGCGACGCGCAGTTGGAAACCAGATGATTGCCAACAACATTGACAGCTGGGACCGCACAGAGAGCGAAGCGCTCATGGACCAGGACAGCTATGAGACATACCTAAACTCTCCAGATGGCCAGAAGGCACTCAGCCAGGGCGGCTGGGGCGTCGATGTAGTTCAAGAAGACATCGGTGAGTCAAAGTTTAAGTCAGCCTTTGACAAGAAAGCACCTGGCGACCG